GCTATCCGTGAACGTCGCACAATTCGCAAGACTACAAAGGGTCAGGTCACTGAAAAAGTGGATAGCGAGATGTTCAACGCTACCTTGATTAAAGATGCAACCGCAGCTATGGAGGTTGTGGTACTAGATGGAGAACGCAATGTTAAGGGATCCGTTAAACTATCCGGTTGGGGTGATGACCGTCTTACGAGTCGACTTAAACTCTCGGGCGGTGAGGAAACGGTTCGCCGGTTATTATTAGCAGGGGAACTAGACGCTGTTGGCGACAAGGTACTAGAAATATCTGGCTTTGGTGTGGACATCGAAGACGTAAAAAACTAATAAGCTCTGGGGGCAAAACGACGATGTTGTACCACATGTGGGTACGGCATCATTTGCGTCCTGGGGCTTTTTGGTCTTTACCCAAAGGGGAACGGACTCTGCTTACAGCCTTCACGCTTCATGAGATAGACCTATTATCTAAACCTTCACCGAATGCATCCGGTAATAGCCCCAAAGGAAGGAGGGTAAGAGGTGGCTAATAATAAAGAGTTTTATCGCTTAGACCTGGTGATCGGCACAGATGGTGTTGAGGAAACCGAGAAACAGGTTAAGGCCATGGATAAGCTGTTGGAACAAACTCAACGCCGGGCAGCTGCTCTGGGAAAGACTAAAATTACTCCGTCCGCTCGGTTGCAGGATAAGGTTACTTCTTCTGCGCAGAAGGTTACGAGCACGATGAACAAGGTTGATCGTATCAGATCTAAACCGGAAGCGAAATTGATTGACAAGGTTTCTAGTGTTGCCAGTAAGATCACCTCGACACTCAGCGGTCTAGCCCGTAAGCCTTTCAGTATTATCATCCGTGCCAAGGATTTGGCTACTGCTACGATCAGGAAAGTTATGAATGTGCTAACAAGCCCTCTTGCCATGCTCGGTGTAGGTGGTGGTGTAGCCGGCGTCACTACCGTTGGTCTTAACATGGTAATGGAAGAGCAGAGCATCACGTCTGCCTTCAAGGTTATGCTCGGGAGTGCGGAAAAGGCAGCTAAGAGAGTGCAAGAGTTAACAACATTCGCCGGAAGCACTCCCTATAAACGTGAAGAAATATATGAAGCATCTCGTGTGCTTCAGGTGTTCACAGGAAATGCATTATCTACTGGTGAAGGATTGAAGATGGTTGGTGATATCGCTGCCGGAACGAAGCAAGAATTTGGCGATGTCGCTCTTTGGGTCGGACGTTTGTATGATGCAATGAAATCAGGACGTGCCGTTGGTGAAATGACTTCACGGTTGCAGGAAATGGGTGCGATTGGCGGTGATGCTCGTTCTGGTATTGAAGCCTTAGCCAAGTCTGGAATGAAAATAGAAAAGACATGGCCATTGGTTACTCAGGGCTTCTCCAAGTTTGATGGCATGATGGAAGATATGTCGGGCAACCTGCAGAACTTATTGCTAGGAACAAAGTCATTCTTTACACAAAACGTCATTAAACGTTGGGGTCGAGGTGTAGAGAGTGCATTATCTCCTGTATTGAAGAAATTCCGCCAATGGCGTGGCGAGAATAAAGAAACTATCGTATCGATCGGCGAGTGGTTCGAAGCTGCTGGTAATAAGGCGACAACCTTTGTTATGGAGAAAGGCAAGAGAGCATTTAAAGTGCTAAGTGATATGAGTAACGATCCGGCATTTCAAGATGCTGATCTATTCGGGAAAGCGAAAATAGCCTGGGATACGATTATCACTCAGCCACTATCCGAATGGTGGTCGAGTGGCGGTGAACAGAAGATTGCTGAGACGTCTGCAAAGATCGGAACAGCTCTCGGGGGCGGTATGAAAGGATTTATCCTTGGCGCTTTGGGACTATTCGACAAAAGCGACACTGGTGATGAATCTGTTTATGTGAGCGCCGGAAAAACTGCCGGCGAAGCATTCTTCGCATCTTTTGTAGAAGCGTTTGACATCGGCGCAATCGCTAATAAACTCGGGGAAACGTTATGGAACGTACACAAGGATGTAGTTGAAGATCCGTCTGCTGGTAATATTGCTAAAGCAGGAATACTAGATTGGGCACTCTGGGGATTAGGCGGAGGAGCTTTATTAAAAGGTGGAGCAAAACTTGGCAAGGGTATATTTAATGTGTTTGGCGGAGGAACAAAGACAGCTGCTGTTGCAACCCAAATGGCGGCAGGGTCTGCAACTGGTGCTGCAACAGTGGCTGGTGCGACAACAGCTACGGGTGAGTTATCACGTATTGCAACCTACGGAACAAGAGGTAGTGGATTAGCAAGGATGCTATCATCCATTAGCAAGGTGTTAGGCATTGCTGGATTGGGTTTCTCAGTGTATGAAACTCAGAAATACATGGAGGAAACAGGTGTTTCTGACGCTGTTAGTAACGCTCCAAAGAATATCTGGAACTCACTTAACACACCTACAACTGAGATTAATGGGAAATCCACTAAAGGTATGGGATTCATAGAAGCTAATAAAGAACTAGGTAAAGGCACTTGGAATAGCGTTACCAGTAAAGATCAATGGTCAAAGTTTGGTGAAGGTATTCTCCGTACATGGGATACTGTCAGGGGTGAAGATCCTGAAAAAAGATATAAGACTTCCATGTCCAACGGATTTCTAAATAGTCCCTTCAACAAATACTCAGAAGTATTTAAACCAGTAGAATTCAAGAATCCAGCCTCTGCATACCAAGATGTCATGAAGGGCTCAGGTAAATCAACAGGCATATCTACTGAACAAGTAATTCAGATACCGCCCGATAAAGTCAGCGCCGTTGTTTCCAATCCTGAATTTAAGCAGGAGGTCACGAACAGTATCAATATCACAATACCTGCAGGTGCGGTACAGGTTAACTTTCCTAAGGATACAATTGATTATAGTGAAGTAGCTGATAAAGTTGGTTGGCAAGTGGCGGATCTGCTAAGAAGAAATATGCAGAATATTAAGTAAGAAGGAATCTCCTGATTTTGATATAATAGTATATTACGAAATGGAGGGACGCTAGTGTCTGACTGGATATTAAATCAACCATGGGGCTTACCCGTATTACTTCTATTATTTATTGTATTATTTATATTTGAAGGTAGAAAAGCTCTTTGGGCCTACAGAGATAATAAAAAAACTGAGTTTATATGGGCTCTATTTTTTTCAGTAGTGGCTTTTTTGGCTCTTCTTGTACTATTGTTTTATTAAATAGAAACGAGGAAATAACATGGAATTTCATTTGATTGATTCCACGGGATCTAATTTCTACTTTCCTATCAATCCGGAAGAAGTAAGGATTAGTCGTGAAAAGGGTATAGAAACTGTCAACATACTATCATATGGAGAATTTGATTTTCATTCAGGCGAAAAACTGAAGGAGATCGGGTTCTCTTCTTTTTTTCCTAAGATGTATGACTCAGGCTATTGTAATTACGAGAATATTCCGGATCCGAAACTTGCTATGAATCTGCTGAATGTAATGATCCAGAACAAGAAACCAGTTCGACTTATTATTTCGGGTACCGGCGTTAATGTTCTCGTGCTGGTAATGGGTCACGAAACGACATTCAGGGGAGGAGAGCCTGATGATATATACTTTGACCTGACTCTACGTACGTGGCGGGAACCGAAGGTGCACACTAAAAAGGTAAGCAGTACTACCAGTAAAAGTAGCACAAAAGCAACTGGCCGAACGGATACTAAGAAGAAACCAAAAACTTACACGGTTAAATCTGGGGATTCGCTATCGAAGATTGCAAAATTAGAACTCGGAAACAGCAGTAAGTGGCAGAGCATCTATAACCTAAATAAGAAGGTAATTGGTAAGGATTCAAATAAAATTAAACCTGGTATGAAGTTGGTGATGCCGACATGAGTTACGAGATTGTACTGCAAGATAAATACTATTTACGGGAGTTGATCGAGAGTATCTCCCTTAAAGATAGCCTGGATCAAATATCGTACCAGGCTGATATAAAATTTAAGGTTTCCACAGGTTTTCCGGATATGCAACCTGGCCAGGAAATTCGAGTGAGCGGAATACCTTTTGGGTTAACAACTTGGCACCCGTTGTTGGATCCAGGAGTAGTGTGGGAATGTGACAGTAGTAACAATGCAACCAAACATATGAGTATGACGGTATACGATCGAACAATCTACTTGGCTGAGTCGGAGGACGAATATTTATTACCTGCAGGACAAACAGCTAGTCAACGGTTACGTAAGTATGCTACGGACTGGGGAATCAAGTTGGCAACTATTCCGGACAGCAAGACGCAGCTTAAGAAAGCTGTTTACCGTTCCCAGGCTATTTATAACATGATTACATCCGATCTGCAGGAGACGGTTAAGTCTGGTGGAGATATGTTTATCCCCCGGATGACGACAAATGGATTGGAATTATTTGAAATCGGTAGCAATAAAGATGTCTGGGTATTGCAGGCGATCGAGGAAACAAGCCAGCGTCGATCGTTGAAAGGGACGATCACCAAGGTTAAGGTGATCGGAACCGAAGATCGTAAGGCAAAAGCAACAACAAAGCCTTCAGCTAAAACTGCTGATAAAAAAGACACCATAACAATTCCCGAAGGCATGACACTTGAGGAGATCGGCAGGCTATACGGTGGAAAGGTAGATAAAAAATCGAAGAAGAAAGGCAAGAAAGCCAAAATCAAGGCTGGTTCTAAGGTGGAGCTTCCGAGCAAGATACTTGCTATTGCAACTGGTCAGACCTCCAAGTTCGGTACACTGCAGCGCATGATCCAAGATGAAGATGTAAAGACAACAGCTGCAGCTAAGAAATTGGGTGAATCAATGCTGAGTGGGATCCAGGAGACCTATTCAGTTTCCTGCCTTGATCTTAATACCTTGAGAGCAGGGGATGTTGTGAACTACAGCAATATGGATCTGATCGCTACAAGTGTTACTCATGACCTTGGGGATCCAGGGCATATGAGGTTAGAACTTGCATCAGAGAATTATGTAAGAAGGAGGTATTTCTTAAAATATGCGTGATCCATTTCAAGAGCTTGCCGTAGCGTTGAAAGGTGAAATGTCTAAGAGTGCTGGTGCGGCTCTATCCGGAGTGCCGGCAGAGATGGGAACTATCACGGACAGCGGGTTGAAGCTAGACAACTTTAAGGATGAGATTCAGGATTATCTGGTCGCAGACTTCTTAACTACATTACATTTTCCAGAGTTCTTTATTGTAGGAACAACAACACTAGCGGATGCAGAGGATGAACCGATCGGAACACCGTCTCCAAGGACAAGATTTGATTTTGAACCAACGCTGATTGAAGAGGTACGTGTCAACTTAGCTGATGGTCTACTGCCTGGAGAGAGAGTGCTAGTGATTCCCACAAACGGGGGTGCCGATTTCGTAGTTATGTGCAGGGTGGTGAATGGTGGTGGCTAATCTATTTCCCCAGTCAATAGAGGATAACTGGGAGGATGAGCAAACGGAAGAAGCAGACGTGAGTGGAGAGGTATCTTTCGGGCGAAGTTGGCGGTTTGATTTTGAGGTTGGTGATTTTGTCATGACACCAACTCGGAAAGTAGCTGTCGCTGATGAGACTACAGCCTGGGTGATGTGGTGTGAGAAGGCTATACGGACTCCACGATATAGGCATCTTATCTATTCTCGTGATCACGGTCAAGAATTTGATGACCTGATTGGTAAAGGATATAGCCGAAGTTTACAAGAGAGTGAGATACAGCGGATCGTCACTGAAACACTAATAGTCGATCCTCGGACTGCAGGTGTGGAAGACTTTAATTTTTTATGGAAAGAAGACGCTTGTTATTTTACTTGCAGCATAACGAATGTTCGAGATGAAGAGACCGTATTGGAAGGGAGCGTGGGATAATGGCGCAGCTTCCGTTATTTCTAAATGACCAAACAGAAGATGAAATTATGCAGCGAATGCTGAACAGAGTGCCCCCGGACATAGACAAAGCCGAGGGCTCTTTTATTTGGGATGCTCAAGCGCCGGTGGCGTTTATTTTATCTGAATCGGCTATATGGGCGCAGCAAGTATTACAGCGTGGCTTTGCTGGATCTACGTTTGGAGAATATCTAGACCTGAGAACAGCTGAACATGGAGTGACGCGGCGCCCGGCAGTTTCTGCAACAGGTAGCGTACAGTTTACCGGCACACCAGGAAAGTTGATTCCAAAAGACGCAGGTTTGGCAACGCCGGCGGATGAGGTATCCGGGGAGTC